GGCAAGGTGAGCCGGTCAGCGTGGCTGGCTCGACCGTTGAGGGAGGAGTGAGCGTATGGCCAGAGCAGAAGAGCCCGCCGATTAGGGCGGGCCTTCTCTCTCGGGAGAGCAGCGGCTAAGCCGAGCGGCCGATGATCAGCAGGTCCCAGGTGTTGCTACTGGTGCCACCCTGGGTGATGACCGCGAGCTCGTCCGTGGACCCAGCGGCCACCGGGACGCCGCCTCGGCTGTGCAGGATGACCCAGGAGCCATCCCCGTCCTGACTGTTGAAGTCAGCCGGGACCACGTTGCGGTCGGACGCATCCGCCCAGAAGCCCTTGTTGCTCGCCACCACGCCGAAGCCGTTGGTAGCGTCGGGGCCGATCAGCAGGTAGTTCGCGGCGGTGCTGGATCGGTTGCGGATGGCGATCAGGACCACCTCCGCGAAGTCGAGAGCGCCACCGCTCAGGTCGGCCAGGCTGGTGTCGAGGTCGTAGACCGTGGTCACGCTCGCGCCGATGCCCGTCTTCTGGTCGGAGTACACGAGGTCGCACTCTCCATCGGACGTGCCGTTGGCCATGTCCAGGAAGAGCTCGAGCTCTCGCCGGTTCACGCCCTTGAGGGGACCATCGCTGACCACCTCGGCGCCACGGATCGAGAACTGAACCGTGGCCTTCATCGTCGAAGCCATGTCGTCCCCCTACAGCACGGTCGGGATCAGCGCGTGGCTGGTTCCCGAGATGGACGTGGTGTTGGGGTCGCCATCGGCCCGGCTGGCCCGGATCGTCGAGTAGGGCAGCTGCAGCGTGATGTCGCTCTCGCCGAAGTCGCTGCCCTCCTGGGTCAGGTTGACGCTCCAGGTCGTCGCGTCGCTGCTGGTGCCGATGGTGCTGGTCCAGTTGCTGGCGACGTACTTGCTGGAGAAGATGACCGCCAGGTCCAGGAGCGTGGCGTGACCCGCGGCGCTCAGCCAGTCCCGCTCGTAGGCGGTGTGGCTGAACGTCATCGGGGCCTCATCGCCCAGACGGATGCTCGGCGTGGAGCCGATGACGCCCCGGTCCAGGAAGAGGTTGACCGAGGCCTTGGGGATGTCCAGGTTGAAGTCACCCGGCTCGTAGGCCACGGTGTAGGTGTTGACACCGTCGGTGTAGGCCACCTGGATGTCGCGCTTGGTCCTTACAATGGTAGACTCACTAATGGTACACCTCCCGCACAAGCTGTGCGATGCTCGCCGCCGTGTTACACTTAGGCATGGGTCAGAACTTCTGTAGCTTCAAGGGATGCGGGCGCGCTGCGTCCACAAAGGGGCTGTGCCGCAGTCACTACAAGCAGCAGTGGCAGGGCAAGGATCTCAAGCCGCTCAAGCCGTACAGGCCGAACGTCGGGAAGGTATGCACCTTCCCTGGGTGTGGCCTTGGCGCCACCTGCAAGGGCCTGTGTCAGGGCCACTACGTGCAGCATAGGCGAGGGCAGGTCATGCGTCCCCTGCGGGACAGTGGGACCAATACCGTTGTCGGGGCCGACTGCGCATCGGTGGAGTTGAGCCTGACCAACCGTCACGGAATGCCGGTGGCGATCTGCGTCATCGACCTCGCCGACCTTGGCCGGGTCCGTGCGCTGGGACGAATCCACCGCGATGGCAACGGGTACGCACGAGTGGGCGATGTCCAGTTGGGGCGCATCCTTCTTGGCATCGAGGACAGTGCCCTGTACTGCGACCACATCGACGGCGACCGCCTCAACAACCGTCGCAGCAACTTGCGCGCCGTCACCCCGGCCGAGAATGCCCAGAACGTCGCCCGGCCTGGTCGTGAGCGCGCACGCGGAGTCTCGCGCAGGTCCCGTGGCGGACGACGGCCCTACCAAGTGGACGTGATGGTCAATGGTGTTTCGCACTACGGCGGCGTCTTCGCCACCGAGGACGAGGCCGTTGAACGAGCCCGAGCCCTGCGGGCCGAACTCATGACTCACGCCAACGAGGACCGTCATCAGTAGGAGCATCTCAGGCTCCTCCCAGGGCTGCGTCCCTGGACGTGGTGAAGGTCATCGAGCAGAACCACCAAGACGCATCCAGCGGATGCAGCCCTCGTGATGCTCCCCGAAAGGTGGTGTGGCTCGCAAGCTGGGGGGCCCGCGAGGTGAGAAGCTTACGGATCTGCTCCTCCAGAAGCATGGCCTCGGCGCGGCATGCCTTCTGCTTAGTGGCGACGATCTGGTAAAGGAACTCCACCGTGATGTCGTCCAGGACCCGGGCCAGGTGCCGGTCTCGGTACTGGTCCCGGTTGTTGGTCGTGTCCGACCGGACGAGTACGCCCTTGTTGGCCAGCGTGTTGGGCGTGTGGGTCGTGATGGGCCCGATACGGTCGATGACCTTCAGGCCCAGGTCCGCGCCCTCGAGCACGGTCTCGTATTCGGCCAGCGTATCGCTCAGCAGGTAGCCGCTCATCGCCACCGCCTACGCGGGCCAGCCGTGATGATGAGGTTGGTCCCAGCGCTCTCGCGGCTCGCCTCGGAGATGGTGCCCGTCTCGTCCGAGTCATAGCGGAAGTTCATGTTCTCGATCGTGTACCTGTACCGCTCGAGGTAGGTCGCTGCGAGCTCACGATAGCGGCCGTCTCCGATGACGCTGCTCTCGTCCATGAAGATGAGGTGCAGGGACATGAAGAGGTGGGCCCGCCGCGCTGCGCTGCGGTCGAAGATCAGCCAAGGCCGGCGCCCCTGATTCAGCAGGGCCATCTGGACCTCGACGTTGGCCTCGTTGCGGTACTTGGCGAAGCTGTCGATCCCGCGCTTGGTGCGGATGTTGGACAGCTCCGTGTGCCGGTCGGTCAGGTCCGTGTCGGTGATGGTCGGGTGGTAGGCCCGCCGGACGATGTAGCCCTCGCGCTGGAAGATCTGCGCGGTGCTGTCGACCGTGGCAGACCAGACCTCAAGGTAGCCGTCTGAGGGGCTGCGGCTGGTCGTGGTCGCCGCTGCGAGCGTGTAGGTGCTGGTAGACCCCTCGGTCACGTCACCGGCCGTGACAAGCTTCTCGGCGCCGTCGTAGATGGTGACCGTAGCGCCAGCGTCGGGCGTGAGTGCCGTCCCGTCCTCGTCCGTGACGATGAGATCCAGCGACTCCGCAACGCCGATCTCGATGAGCCTGGGGAGCTGGTAGCGATGCACGATGGCCATCAGGCAGCCCTCCGGTTGCTCATCTTGAGTTGGACCTGCTCCCACAGCGGGCCCTCGACCTCGGCGATGCGGGCGCGCTGAGCAGCGGTCAGGGTCGGCAGGTCGGACTTGCGGGTGACGTGCTTCGGGGGCAGGTCGTCCACGAGGCCCAGGCGGGCCAGGTCAGCAGCGATGTCCTCACCGATGAGCACGTCAGCCTCCCAGTCGCCAAGGGCGTTCTGGGTGTAGTAGCGGGTGGCCCAGGACCAGATGCCGCCCTCGGCAGCGTCAGGGGCCCACTCGGCACCGATCTCACTGGGTCGCGTGCCGATGAGCAGGGGGAAGTCTCCCCAGCCCTCGTGAGGCTCCAGGGCGCCCTCGAGCACGTCCGCCCAGGCCATGGAGCCTCGGCCGATGCGAGCGAGCGCCTCGGGCTCGTTGCGTACACACCAGGCGTACCAGGACGGCAGCCAGGTGTAGGGGTCTCTCACCGTCGCCACGATGAGGCGCGACTCCCCCCAGCCGTGCAGCCGAAGCCACCAGGCCGGGAGGTGTCGAGCCGAGCCGTCCTGCAAACGCATGACCGCACGCGGCAGGCGACCCTTTCGGAGGATCACCTTGCTCGTGTAGACGGTCCCGGTGCGCGGCATGTCCGCATGCACCAGGCGCTCGCAGGCGTGGCTCATCAGCCGATGACCCGAGAGATCGCCTGGCCGAAGACGTAGATGTGCTTGGCAGCCGCAGCCCCGTCAGCGGCGACGCCGATGTAGGGGATGAAGTCGGTAGCATCGGTAAGGGCCGAGGTCGTCCGCACCAGCGTGTTGTTGAGGTAGCACTTGGCCACCCGGTCGCTCCCGATGATGATCTTGAGGTAGATCTCGGTGTCGACCGCGCCAGCCACGCTGGTGTCGGTGCTGGTGTCGGTGCCGCCGATGGAGTCCACGACCTCCCAGTTGCCGGAGGCCACGTCGTCCTCGTAGCGGAAGTACACCTGATCGTCGTCCGTGGCCTTCACCTCGGTGTTGGTCAGCTTGAGACCGGCCCAGATGATGGCGTTGGTGATGTTGGAGCCCGTCTTGATGTGGGCCTCCCACACGACGCTCTTGTCCGTGCCCCAGGTGACCTCGGTCCAGACAGACTGGCCGGCGTCCAGGTGGGGGAGCACGATGACCTCGTCACCGTCGGCGCCGTCCGTCTCGAGCTTGATGCCGCCCTCGGCGTAGTAGGTCACGTCGTCGGCGCTGGCGTTGGTGCCCAGGATCTCGAAGCGGGGATCGATGAGGTCAGACGCGGCGGTCGCGTTCAGGTCCGGGAGACCCTCGGCACCAGCGACCCACTTGAGCTCGAAGCGCGGGCTCAGGCCGTTGTAGCCCTGGGGGCGCGAGGTGAAGGGCAGGGCCTGCACGCCCGAGGCCGAGGGGCCAACGCCCTGACCGGCGATCTGCCATGCGCTGGCCGCACTGACCTGGACCTTGGCCCAGCCGCCGCCGGGGATGACCACGACCGCAGAAGCCGCGTCGTTGTTGATGGTGAGATCCTCGCCAGCCTCGCCGGCGTTGCGGATCTCGAAGTACATGCCCTCGTTGCCCTCCTCCTTCGGAAGGGTCACGGTCCGAGCGGCGCCGCCCGGGTCCAGGGTGAGGACCTGCGCGTCCTGACGAGTCAGGGTCAGGGCCCCGCTCATCGTGATGGCTTCGCCACCGTACTTGTGATGCACCTGACGGGCGATCACGAACGGGTTGCTGCCCTTCTGTACCTTTGCCATTTCTGTTCTCCTATTCCCGGGCTCTCGCCCATTTCAGAAGATGCGGCCCGCGTCAGCGAACCATCCCAGGAGCGGCGAGGCGTGCCGCTGCGGGCCGCATCAAGAGCTCCTCTTGGGTCGTCCGAGGCGGCGCTCCATGCGGTGCGCCTGCTCTCGCGCGATCCGTCGAGACGTAGCGGGGTCGTTCCCGTTGTCGATGAGTTGCTTGGTGAAGCGGTCCATCGTGGCCCGCATGCCGGGGACCTCGCCCCCACTGGGAAGATGGCTCATGTCCACCGTATCCGTGTCGCGCCGAAGGCCGTCAGGCAGGGCAATGTGAGCGAACGGGTCCGAGCCGCCATCCGAGCTGAAACGGCGGTCAGCGCGCTCCTCGGCGGTCTCGAACATGCTCACAGCGCAGCCCCCTCCGCGAAGAGCGCGGACGCAGCAGCGAGGTCCTTTCGACGCAGGGCAACGCCCAGCTTCTCGTAAAGGGCGTTCATCTTGGCCTGCTTGTCCTTCTCGAGGGCAGCGGCCCGGCGCGCAGCAGCGGCGCTCTTCTTGGCGGTGGTGCTCACTTGAGTTCCGAGTTGGCAGCGTGGGCATCGGCAGCGGCCACACCAGCCATAGCGAACTGCTCGGCAGCATCACCATAGCGGCCCGATCGGGCGGCCTCGAGCGCAGCATCCATGGCCCGGAGCATGACCACGCGGGCTTCAGCCATCGCAGCCTTGAGCTCTCGGCGGGTGGGCGGAGCCACATCAGCGGAAGCCTGGACGGGCGTCTCATCGACGACCGGAGCGGCCTCGACCACAGGCTCCACGACGGGAGCGGGAGCGGGGGCGGGCTTCTTGGCTGGGGCCTTCTTCGCCCGGCTCTTGCGGGGGGCGCGGGCGCGCTTGGGCTTGGTCTCAGCCATCGGTGGTCTCCGTGGGTGCGGGCTTGGCGCGGCGAGTGGCGCGGCGCTTGGGGACGACGGGGGCGGTCTCCTCGGCGAGGATGCCGGTGTAGACCTTGTAGTCCTCCTCCATCATCTCGATCCGCCCCTCCTGCGCCTCGACGCGGTGCTGAAGCCCGGGGTTCTTGCCAGCGACCTCGTAGAGGCGGCTGAGCTTCTGGCGCTCGGTGGCCATCTGCTTGAGGTAGAACTCCCGCAGGAAGGGGAGGGCGAGACCCGAGTCACGCAGGTGACGGCGGAAGTTCATGACGGCGGGGATCACGTCGTCGCTGTTCCAGAGGATCTCCTTGGTGGGCAGGACCACCGCCTCCTGGCCAGGCTCGATGAACCACTTGCCGCCGGTCTGCGTGTCGTAAAACTCGTCGTAGTAGAGGTAGTCCCCGAGGAGCGGGTCCGTCGGGTGGATGACCTTGGCGCCCTTGGCGGTGTGCCGGTTGAGCGCGGGCATCATGTTCTCGATCGTCACTTCGCCGCCGTGGGGGTCGGTGACGCCGTTGCATCCGGGCTGGCCGACGATGCGCTTGGGGCGAGGGAGCCAGCCGTAGCGCGTGCCCTTCTCGTCCGAGAGACCCACCCAGGACCACGACTGCGCGTAGTGGATGTAGACGTAGGGGTGCGCGGGGCGGTTGGCGCGACCGCCAACCGGGAGGCCGGTGGCCTGGGTGTTGTCGCGGTTGCGCTTCTTGGGCTGCGTGAGCCGCGTGACGCTGGACATGGGGGGTTGCTCCTGGGGTGCGTGAAGGGGAGGGGCAAGGTGCTCGAGCCATCACAGCCCGAGCACCCTGTCAGCGAATCACGCGTCGCTGATGATCTCGACGCCGCGCAGGTCCTCAGCCTCGACCACCGAGGGGTACATGTTGAGGATCGCGGTGGTCATGGCGTTGGTCGCGTCACGGTCGCGCTCGACGAAGCCGATGCCGAAGTCCGCGAGGATCTCGGCCGGAGCCAGCTGACCCTGCAGCAGGCGACGCCAGGAGCGCAGCGTGTAGGCGAAGCAGCCCATGCCGAACATCGCGCCAGACCGGTCGGCAGACGAGTTGACCAGGGTCACGCTGTCCGACTGGAAGAAGTTGATGCCGTTCCAGGAGCCCTTGAAGCCGGGACCACGGAGCGCCAGCATGTCAGCCGTCGCGGGCACGAACTGCTGAGCACCGGTCTCGCTGCGGAGGCTGGTCTGGAAGTCGTTGATCTGCACGGGGTGCAGGACACAGGCGAACTCGCCGGGCACGCTCTGGCTGTTCAGCTGGAACTGAGCGCTGTAGATGTCGTCCACGGTGAGGTCGTTGCCCGTGCCGGGGCCGACATCGTTGGCCAGCGCCGGGAAGAGCGCGCACAGCAGGTCGGTCAGGGTGAGGCCGATCGACTGGTTCAGGTTGTCGATCACCTGCTGCATCTGGACGGGGCCGCCGTTGATGCCCAGGAGGTCCGTCAGCTCGTACTGCAGGACGTAGCGAGCCCAGGTGTGCTGGTACTGGCTGGTCGTGTAGGCCGTGTTGGACTGACCACCGACCGTCTCGCTGGTAGCGGCGGCGGCGGGCTGGGGGACAGCGTCCTGGGTGATGTTGCCGGTGTCGGACCCGACGATGCCGTCGAGGTCGTCGAACCGCATCAACTGACGCAGGTCGGTGGGGTCGAACAGCTGAGCGATCAGCATGTCCGTCATGACAGCGCTGATCTGACCACCGTTGGTCTGCAGCAGTGCGTGGGTGACTTCGTTCGCCACGATGAACTCCGGGTTAGGGAAGGTTGGTTGCCTTGACCTACACCCGGTTTTTCACGCGCGGGGACGCGGGGTCTTGATGACTGCTTAGCACAAGTGACAACGTGTCGTCAATCGGGACGTGCTGTCAGCCCTCGACCTTGCCGCCGTCGATCATGAACTGCTGCCACGCAGCCGACCCGCCCGTGGGCTTGCCGTCCGCGCCGATGCGGCCTGCGCGCCACTGACCCTTCGCCCGGAAGCGGTTGATCTTGGCGCTGGTCCACTTCGAGCCGCTCTTGCCCGGAGGAGGAGCCGTGCCGGTGTGCAGCGTACCGCCCTGGCCGAGAGTCCCGATGACCTTGCCGGTAGCGGGGTCGACGATCTGCAGGCCCTGACCGGCCGGCTGCTCGGTCTCTTCCTCGAGCTCGTCGTTGGTCTCGGCCGCCTTGGGGAAGTGGACCCCGAGGAGGGGGTCAGCGCGCACGGCCTCGCTGTTGAGCCAGGTCCCGAAGTCCTCGGGCTCCGAGGTGCTCTGGGCGTACCGGTCGTACTCGGAGCGGGCGAGGTTCTGAACCGAAGCGTGGCCGAAGTTGCCGCCCACGCGCTGAAGCACGAGGTCCTGAGCGTGACGCTTGGCCTGCATCTGGAGAGCGCTGGTTGCCTTCTCAGCCTTTGCGGCAGCCTCAGCCGCGGCCTGCTTGGCGGCCTCGATCTGCTGCTGTGCCGTGGTCTTGAACTCGCCGAAAGACGACAACTGCGCCTTGGCCTGCTTGAGGTCGAAGCGCGTGCGCTGGTAGCGCTCCCAAGCAGACTGATTCCAGCCCTCGGGCGCCTGCGTCGGCTCGAACTCGGCAGCGGACGTGTGTGCAGGCAGCTTCGGCTCAGCGGGGGCGGCCGGAGGCTGAGCGGCGGGCGCAGCAGCAGGCGGCGTGGGGACCTTGGGGGTCTCGTCAGACATGGGGGTTACTCCTGGGATTCGGCGTCGTCGCCGGGGGACTCGTCAACGGGCAGGGCGGGGACGGCCTCAGCGATCTGGCGCTGGATCTCCGCCTCTTCCTGAGCGTTCTTGATGATGCGCGCGATCGCCTCTTCGCGGGTCATGCCCGGGTTGAAGCGCAGGAACTGGTCCACCTGCCCCAGCACGCCCTGCTCACGCAGCACCTTGGCCTCCTCGAGCGAGGCCTTGACCTCATCCAGGCTCAGGTTGAGATCCGCGTAGATGATGCGGTAGTCTTCCGGGTCCTCGGGGAGGCTCGTCCCCGTGAGGGCGTTGAGCAGCGTGGCCGACGTGGCCAGGCGCATCTTGTCGCCGCGCATCATGGGGACCTCGAGCGCCTTGCGAGCCTTGCGCTGCCCGTCCCTGCTCAGGGCGATGGCGTAGCCGCTCATCCCCGTGGAGCCGCCGCTGATGGAGATGTCCTGCGGCGCGACACCAGCGTAGACCGCGAGCTCAGCCGAGTAGGCGGCAATGGCCTCGCCTGCGCTTTTCGGGTCCATGGCGGGGGCGAACTGACCCAGCGAGCCCGACTTGTCAGTTCCGACGGACCGCCACTGGAGCACGCCCATCTGGTTCATCCGAACCACCTTGACACCCTTGGCCTTCCCGTCCGTCATCGACGTGTTGCCAGCCATCACCGGCTCGGCATCCAAGGTCCAGCGCTGCGGGTGAGCCCCATCGCGAACGCCGGCCACCCAGTACGTCTTGAGGGCTGCGCCGGTGAGCGTGCCGTTGAAGACCTCGGAGCCGGCCCATGGGCGCATGAGCGCGTTGCTGACCCGACGGTGGTACGCGGTCCACGTCCAGATCGGAGCGCCGGCTGCATCGGTGTAGATGTAGCGACCGCCGAGCCCTGGGGCGTAGATCTCGGTGACATCCTCCAGCGCATCGCCAGGGCTGTGCCCCTCGCCCTCAACCTCGACCTTGAACACCGGGTTGGCCGGGTCGCGCAGGTCGTAGGTCGTCCAGGTCCATTCCTTCAGCGGCGGACTGGTGTTGGGACGAATGCTCGCCTCGAGGTGCCTGACGTAGTTGGGCTGGTCGGGCATCTGGGGGTTGGGCGACATCTCGATACTGTTGAGCGGCACCACCTTGTGCCACAGCCCCCGCCCTTCGGTGAAGCCCGTGAGGACGAGCACGTCGTTGGTGCCCACGACCAACTGGAGCAACTCTTGCGACTGCGCCCACAGCTCAGGAGGCATCAGCACCTCGAGCTCTTCGTCGGTCGTTCCCTCAGCCTCGACCACCGGCGGGTCGTCGTAGAGGGTCGACAGCTGCAGGTTGATGGTCAGCGCGGGATTGTGCGAGACCTCAGCGGGCGGCAGGAACTCCAGCACCTCGGGGGCGAAGAAGTCGGCCAAGCGCTCGTCTGCGTACTGGGACCAGTTGCCCGTCAGGACGGCGACACGCATGGTGACGTGCTCCCAGATCTCCTGGAGAGCCTCGTCCTCGGGCTTCGGGCGTAGCTTGCGGAAGTCGCTCACGCGCGGAGTGTAACCTATATCGTCAAGCCTGTTGACTCGTTGTCAGCAGGTGGCTCATACCACGAGCATCGGGATCTCGTCCCGCGTGAGCAGCCTCGGGTCCAGCAGCAGGTCCAGCACCGCGTAACGGGCCGAGTCGAGCGGGTCTTTCAGGTCCTCCTCGGTCCCGGTGTAGTACCGAGCCGAGCGGATGAAGGGGAGACACTCCTCGTGGACCAGCCATCGCTCCTCGCCCATGAGCGCGTTGATGGCGCTCTCCCCTGCCCGGACACTACCGCCACCCTTGTGCGGGCTCTCGACGCGCTTGGGGCACTGAGAGACGCCGAGCAGCTGGGCGAGCTCGTACTCCACAAGCTGGTTGAACTGGATGGCGCCGCGAACACCGAGCCCCGCGGTGTTGATGTCGCCGAAGATGCGGTCAACGTGGTGAATCGTCCAGTCCCACGAGGCCAGCCCGTCCAGCACCGCCTGCGCTGTCTCCTTTGCGCCCACGCCCGCCTCCGTCGCTGCCCACTGCCACAGCAGATAGAACCGGCCACCAATGCGGGCCACGATGCTCACAACCTGCTTGCCGACTCCCTGCCCGTGGTCGATGCCCACCCGCACGAGGTCGCCCTTGTTGATGGGCAGCCCGGCCACCGTCTCGTCGTCGATGAGCAGGCGAGGAGAGAAGCGGGACAGCCGGCGACCCTGCGCCAAGCCTTCCCACTTGGCGTAGATGCGCTGAGGGCGCTCCCACTCGTCCGTCTCGGCGATCTGCGCCTCGATGCTGGACGGGCTACGGTGGGGAGCGTTGCGGACGCTGAGTTCTACGTGCTGGACGTGCCAGTCGTCCTCGAGCGGCGGCTTGCCCTCCTCCTCGTCGCCCTCCACAATGTCGCGCAGCCACTCGGTGGGGCGGTTGACGGGCGTGAGGGTCATCCACAGGTCGCCCATGTCGAAGGTGAGACGAGCTCGTAGCGCGTCGAAGTGGCCTTTCTTGGGCGGCTCATCGACCCACGCCCAGTGAACGCGCGGACCCTCCAGCGCCATGAGGTCCTGCTTGCAGGACTTGCACTCCAGGATGGAGCCCCACGCCGTGACGAGCATCTTCTTGCCGCGGTACAGATACCCGACACCCTCGACGTACTTGCACTCGTCCGAGAGGGCGCCCTTCGGCTCCAACTCCCGCAGGCAGCGCGAGATCGAAGGCCAACCGGTGGTGTGGTCCTGACACAAGAGCCAGCCCAGCGAGCCACGGGGCGGCACGGTTCGGTAGGGGTGCCAGCCCTGCAAGTACCACCACGCCTCGGCAGCACCGCTGTAGGACTTCCCGACCTTGTTGGCGGCGAGGAGGATCCGCTTACGCGCCTGGCTCTCGTGGAAGTCCCGCTGAAACGGGGCGGCCTTGGCCTTGTGGTAGACCCACAGCGGGTTTTCAGCGAGCGCGAGGGCCGCCATCATGGCGAGGCTGGCGCTCACTCGTCCTCAACGTCTACCAGGTCGGCACGGATCAGATCGACGACCTCGGCCTGAGTTACGGCGAGATGCCCGGCCAGCATCGTCCTGAGTTGGGCGTCGTCAGCCCCGGCCCACGAGTAGTGGCCACGACGGTCGGCCGGGCCATGCTGAACCACGCCAGCAAGCGCCACCGCCCGCAGTTGTCCCGCCTCGGCGAGGTTGAGGGCCTGACGCAGCACCGAGACAACGCGCTCGCATGGCTGCTCGTCGGAAGGGGTCAACGATACCAGCGTCGGCGTATCGCTCATCGCCTCACCACCTTGCGCACGATGGGGTCAGTCTCATGATGGTTGCTCCTGGGATGTTCAGGCGATCTTGACGAGCGCCTTCTTGATGTCGGGCGGCAGCTGCTCAAACATCGCCTCAGCCTCAGCGATGCCCTGCGCCGTCGTGAGGTCGGGCATGTCCCGAGCCCCGTCCGTGTTCTTGTCGATGCCGAGGATGCCGGGGCACTTGTCGGTCAGAATGCCCACCACCAACGCGGCGGCCTTGGCCCGGGTGGGGTCTGCCTCGGAAAGGGCGTGTAGCGAGACGTTGCCCGAGCTGTCCTCGAGGTCCGAGTAGGCGGCGATCTGGAGGTTCCGCTCTACCGCCTGGCGGATGAGGCGCTTGGTCACGGCGTCCAGGCTCTCGGACTTGACTGCTACCCGTCCATTGCCGGTGCTGACCGCCTTGCCGTCCATGCCCAGCACTTGGGCTCCGCGGGCGGGGGGCTGAACATGACGGCCGGACTTCGTGGCCCGCCGCACCTTGTTCATCAGGCTGCGCACGTTGCAGCCGTACTTCTCGGCGGCCTGCTTGTTGTTCAGGCGCCCCGCCATGACCTCGTCAAAGGCTGCAGTGAGCTTCGGGTCTTCCTTTCCGGCCATGCTGCCACCTTAGCCCGAGGCTGGTTTGTTGGTCACCTTTCATTGGTGCAGCATCACCAATGCGGTCACGAATGCCCTCCCTTAGCCCGTCTTCTGGCCAGTCCGGTGCTCAGCCCAAGCCCTCGCGACGGCAGCGGGACGGTCGGTGATGACAGGACGGCTTCGCAGTCGAGCGATGACCGCCGCGCGGGCTCCCGGCCTCGTGCATTCGCTTCGTGGCTCGCCGGGAAAGTGTCCACACTCACACACCAGCGTGTGCCCTTGGCGCTTGTAGAGGTGGTTCGAGTTCATCCCAACACCTCCCTGATCCGCTTCCTCAGCACACCACGCCTCGCAGCGTCGTCCTCGTTGAAGCAGAACACCGCCTTCATACCAGCCCCCTCGCGACCATCTCAGCCGCTACCGCTCGCCGCTGCTCCCTCTCGGTGGGCACGCCCCCATGGGTCAGCGCAGCGTAGAGCTCGAGCGATCCCCCGCCCTGGTCCGACCGGAAACACTGCCAGTGCATCGCCCCCCGCCTCGAGCGGTAGACCTTGGCCTCGTGCTCTCCACGGTGCAGCGGGCACTCGATCCCGCCCCTCACCCGAGCCAGGCCCATCGTCTGCGCGAGGAGGTCCGCGTCCATGGCGTCGATCGCTTCCCACTGCTCGCGGGAGACCTGGACCTTGGGCGGCTCCTCCATCGGGCGAAACACCGGGGCGCGGTAGGTCCTGCCAGCATCCCACTGACGCCCCGCCAGCGCCTTCCTGAGCGCGCCTGCCCGGTTCTCCCGTGTCTCGACCGCCTCGGGGTAGGTGGCGGCCTCCTGACGCGCCTGAACCAGCATGTCCGCAATGTCCTGGTAGGTGTAGACCTGACGCGCCAACTCCCGCTCGAACTCGGTGGGGTCCTGGAGGATGCGTGGGGCTCGCGCCTCAGCCTCACGCATGAACAGCGGCAACTCAGCGGGCGCCGGTGGTGTGGGGATCTCTCCAGTGCTGATCTGGTCCCAGATACGCAGCTCCTCGTCCGTCCTGGGGAGCTCCGAGGCCGGGACATGCTCCAGCGCATCGCCAGGGCTCATCCCGTCCAGCATCGCATCGAGCAGCGTCAGCGACCCGGGCCAGATGGCCGCGTAGTTGGGGTGCAGGTTCACAGCATCACCCGCTTGTCCCCGAGGAACGTGAAGTGGTCGCGCAAGAACTGGATCTCGTAGGTGCCCAGCGGGCCCTCTCGGTTCTTCGCCACGATGGCCTGCGCCATCTCCGCGCCTTGCAAGTGCTGGTCAGCCATCTGGGGACGGTGCAGGAACAGCACCGCGTCCGCGTCCTGCTCGATGGCCTTCGAGCCGTAGAGGTCGGAAAGGATGGGGCGAGAGTCAGCGCCGCGCTTGTCGAACTCCCGGTTCATCTGGCTCAGCAGGACCACGAGGCATTCCTGGGTGATGGCGAGGTCCTTGAGGAAGGCGGTGACCTCCGCGATCTTCTGGTTCTCACCCGTGCGCGCGTCCATGTCGGTGTAGGACCAGCGGTGCAGGTGGTCGACCACGATGTAGTCGGGCTTCCCGTGCTGCCGGCACTCGGACAGCCACCACCGACGAAAGCCCGTGATGGTCATGCCTCCCCGAGGGTAGTTGATTCGCAACTGGTTCCCCAACTGCTCCCGCAGCCGCTGCCAGTGGGGGCGCACGTCGTCCATGAGCGTGGGCCGATTCCAGATGTGGCGCGAGCCGTAGGGGCTGGACTGCCGGATCAGGCGCTCGGCCTTCTGGTCCTCGGGCATCTCCAGCGTGATGTAGGTCCCGCGCATCCCGTCCATGGTGAGACGCTTGGCCCACTCGAAGGCCATGGCGCTCTTACCCACGCCCGAACGGGCAGCGATGACCGGCATACGCCCAGGCTTCAGCACGTCCCACCAGTCCTCAGCGAGGCACTTCAGCGGCGCCTGGAAGCGCAGGGGCTGGGGCGCGTTGGGGTCGTTGCGCGCTGCCAGGTCGGCCTCGACGCCCTCCATCCACGAGTCCAGCGCCTCGGCCGCTCCCATGCTCGGGCGGCGCTCCCGATTCGCGTCGGCGGTGCTGAGCAGCTCTCCGAGCAGATGGGTGGCGAGTGCGGTCATGTCCTCGGCCGACTTGCCCTGCGCGGCTACCGCGTTGAGCTGCTGAGCGATCTCGATGATGGTGCTCTTGGTGCTCATCGTCCGCAAGCCGCGCACGATCTCCTCGAAGGCCATCGGGTCCAGCGCGACCGCCTCGAGCATCGCCCGCCGCTGGCGCTTGGCCTGCACCGGGTCGTCGGTGCTCTCCTGGATCTGCCGAGCCACGAGCATCGGCACCACGTCCCGGTTGCGGTCCTGCAGGTGGAACGCTGCCTTGAGCACGGCGCGGAGATCTGGGTCAGCGATGAGCGTGTCCAGGTTCATGTCTGCGGCGCGCGCCAGCATCTCCCGCCGCTCCTCGGTGGGGATGCCCGAGCCGATGGGCCCGAGCAGGGTGGCGATGAGGCGCTGCTCCAGGTGGTGGCGCTGGGGCTCTCGGTTGGGCGCGGTGTTCATGGCGCAGCCTCCAGCGCTGCCACGAGCACAGCGGCATAGCTCCCGTGTCGCGTCTGCCGCTTGCGGGATGGTTCCTCGATTACCCAGGCCATCCCTCCCTCCCAGTCAAGGCACGTCGGCAGCCAGTACGGGTCGAGCCTCGCCAGCCGCACCAACGCCAGCAGACAGCCCAGCGTCGCGCCATCGTCCAGGTCGGGCAGGTCATGCGGGCCCGGTTGGAGCGTCGCGACGGTGCGAGCAGGCCAGCCCCGATGGTCCTCGACGATGACGACCAGGCCCCAATGCCGCTCGTCGGTCGGTCCCGACAGCCATCGGTACGCTGCTCGGCGCGTCCGTGTGCGAATCTCGGATCGCATACCGGGCATCCAACGCCAGCCATTGCACGCCACCGCCCGCAGTCCGAGCGCCCTCGCTTCGTCGTTGGTCATGCTGCCCCCTCCAGCAGGACCCGAGCCCCGCTCTCGTCGTTGATGTTCTTCACCGCGTCCGCCTCCTGCTCAACCCGTCGGGCGAGTCTGACACGCCGATCGTCCAGCCTGTCCAGCCACCTCGGCCAGGTCACGAACAGCGGGCGGGTGCCGTCTCGGAGCTGGCGCGCGATGTCCAGCACCACGGCCACCATGTCGTCGACGGGGATCTCGTCAGGGCGTGCCTGCGGCCCCTTGCGCGTGGCCTTGCGCTTCAAGACGCCCTCGTCCACGTTGGCAACGTGCGGGCCAGCCAGCGTGCATCCAGCGGCGTCCCACCGACGAGCCCTCTCGATCCGGTCGTCTGCCTTCGCGTCCACGAGCAGGTTCTTCATCGACGTGTAGCCCTTGCTCCGCAGGTAGTGAGCCGACCCGGGCTTGTCGTCGTCCGGGGCGAGGAAGGTCCACCGGATGAGCCACGCGATGCCGTCTTCGGTGAGACCCCTGTCTCGGAGTTTCCGGTACTGGTCCAGGATGGCCTTGGCTGGCTTCGTGGTCTTGGCTGCTTCGGTCAGCGCGCCTTGTCCGTTGAGGATGCTGGACCTGAGCGTTGCCAGTCGCTGAAACTCCTCGGTGTAGCTCTTCGTCTGCTTGGCCTTGTCCGAGGGACTGGACCCAGCTTCATCATCAGCGGCGTCAGCCGCGTTCTCTTCTTCTTTCTCTTCTCTCTTAAGAGAAGAACGCGCGCGGGGTCCGCTATTGGTCCGCTTCTGGTCCGCTTCTGGTCCAGGGGTGTCCGTAAGCTGCGGAAACTTCTCAAGAATGGCGGTCCGCCATTGGTCCGTTGCCGGTCCGCTCATGGTCTGAAACTGGTCTGCCAGCTTCTGAGCGCACTTGAGCAGCCTCGTCTTGCCGCACTTGAACCGGCGCGCCAACTGGGTCTGGGACCACTCGTCCCACTCCCCCAGGACGATGAGCGCGCCCATCTCCAGCAGGATCACCGAGTCGGACGCCGGGTGTTCATGGGGGCGACGTAGGTCACCCCTCACCGCCTGAAGCGGTACAGGTATGAAGTTCATGTTCTCTCTCAAGGGTTCACGCAGTCTCTCGAACCCCCTCCCCAGGGCCTGGCCGGGCTTGCTGGGGAGGGCGAGCCCAAAGGGGGCTCAGCGTCGAGAGAACGCATGGGGACTATAGCATGGGGGGAGTCATTCTGCGTGTCCAGACTTGGGCGGGTCGCTGCTGGGAAGGGACACGCCGGCCTTTCGGCAGGCATCCTCCAGCTTTTCGAGGCGCTTTCGCAGCCAACGAACCTCAGCCTTGGCGTGCTGGGTGCAGAGCGGGTCTCGCATGGGGCCGAAGCGGCCGACAGCACGCCGACCACAGGAGCGATGCTTCATGATCTTGAGGTCCTTGACCTCGGCGATGCACTTCATGCCCGGATCCTCCTGAGCGAGTCGATGATGTTGACCGCGGCTCCCAAGTCCACGGGCTGGCCGCCTTCGACCGAGTAGCCAGCGCGGGAGCGCAGGACGGGGATGCCGGCGAGGTGGCGGACCTCGTGGAAGGGGAGGGCCAGCAAGTGGTCGCGGAGCTCGGGGCGGGTCATGAGGACACCTCAAAGTCATCGCGAAGGCGGAGCCCACGGGCTGCAAGCAAGCGCTTCGCCTCAAGCAGCGACTTGAACCCGAAGCCGCGCAGGGCGAGTAGCCGAGACGGAGTCCAATCCACAAGATCTGCGTATCGATAAATCTCCTGCTTCCAGAGAACGCCCATCAAGCGAGTCGATCCGTCGAGGAGTTCGGGGTCTTCCGCGACACGGAGCGCCCACGCTTCTCGCTGGGCGTGCTGGTGGCAGATCTCCTTGACGCGCGCCTTGGAGACGCCCCACTCCTCGGCAATGGCCCGATAGGTTTTGCCCATGCTGCGCATCAGGATGATCTGAGCGTTCCTCATGTTCTTGTCGGTCATCGTCTCTCCCACCGCTGACGCACGCCCATCTCGGCCAGGCGCCAGGTCTCGGGGCTGGGTGCTTTGGGGTTTTCTCGTCGCTGCTCGGCCTTGATGGCAACGCTCTCGAGCAGCTCGTCGATGGCTTCGGCAGGCCAGTCGGCGCTGCGGGGCGGGAGGGTCACGAGGCCTCCTTCACGACACCAGCAAGCCACTCGGGCCGGCGCACCGTGCCGTAGGCGACCACCACACGAAGGCGCGTAGGCGAGTCGGGTACGTGCGAGCGCTCGGGCACACGGTAGACAGCGGCGGCGAGGCAGCGTGGGCCGAACCACTCGCGAGCGTTGGCGACGAGCTCGCTGCGGTGGTCTCCAAGCCAGTCGGGAGGCCAGCCGCCAGCATGGGCAAATCGGGGCAACCACGGACGACCCGGAGTCTGCCGCAGCGTTGTGTTCAAGGTGCGCTCGCGGAGGCTCACGAGGCACTCCCGAAGAGGCTGGGCTGGCGGTGGTGGACCCAGGACCAGCCGGGGACGATCTCGGCCTTGCCTCGGTAGGAGGTGTCCCACCAAGCAGCCATGTAGGCGCACGAGTCCGTCTTGCCGTCGGTGCTGAAGGAGGGGCGTTCCGCCATGACCCAGACCTTGCGCAGACAGGAGCCATCTCCAGACCAGAAGGCCTCTCGGGTAGCCGACTCCAGAAAGGCCAGCCGCAGGACGAAGACCACGTGCCGCTGAGTGACCTCAAGAGCGTGGCGCACGTGCTCCTCGGCTTCGGAGTAGGGCGGGTTCCCAATGACCAGCCACGGGGCCCCTGAGAGCGTCAGGAAGTCCCCCAACTCTCCACCCATGTCCAGCAGCGCAGGAGAGGTGGGATCGAGGTCAGACACCCGTAGGCGAGCCTTGGGCCATCGACGCAGGACAGCGCGGGCGAAAGCGCCCCCACCTACGTGAGGCTCCCAGATGCCACGGGAGTCCTTGCCGATGGACGCGGGCAGCTCATCCACGATGGCCTCGGCCAGCACGGTCGGCGAGTAGAAGCGGTCGAGAGTGTCCCGATTGCCATGCTTGCGGGCGCTGCTCACAGTCCCCCCTGCGTCTTGTGGGGGTAGTCCGGCCAGCGACAAGACTGCTCCCGCTCCAGACGCCTCGCATGGGCCTCCACCCACCCCCTCACCTCGTCTCGGGCGTGGTGCCGGGCGATGTCCCCCAAGCGCTTGTCCAGGGCCTCAGAAGCCCTCCGAGCGGTCTGGGCGCGCAGCTGCTGGGCGAGGGGGGAGGGGTCGCAGGCGTCACACCGAACCACGGCGGCCATGGTGAGGTCGACGAGCTCGAGGCGGGAGCGCATGGTGGGGGGCGAGAAGCGCCCGCAGGTGCATCGGTTCATGGGGCCACCAGCAAGGCCACAGGTCGAGGGATGCTGGGCTTCGGAAGCCGAGGGTAGTCCGAGCGGTCGAACGCCTCCCACGCACACAAGGCAGGCCAGTCCTCGGCGTTGTAGATGCCCATAGCGTTGGAGCCCATGAGTTCCACCCACTCCACCGCGATCGCGATGTACGGCGTAGTCCAGGGGATGATCGCGGACACCCGAAGGCGCATGTAGCGCGTGCCCGTGGTGAGTTGGTCCTCGGCCTCCCAGAGGTCCTCGATCTCGGTGTCCAGCGACACAGGCTCTCGTCCAACGTTTCCGCTATTCCAACGGCTCATCCTTCCTCCCCCGGCTCGATCAGGATCTGAGCCGCGTAGGTTTTGGGGGTCGTGGGGCGGGTTTTCCAGGTCCTGCGAAGGACCACCCTATTCACGATACCGGCGGACAGGCACAGGCTCCTGGCGATGCTCGCCTGCTGCTCGCCTGCTGCCGCCCGCGACCGGATCTGATCCACGATGTCCCACGTGATCTTGGAGGCGTTGTTGCGCTCACCACAGGCCCCACCTCCCGGCCGACGAGGTACGCAGGGATTCGGGACGATGAACCAAGTCTCACCGAAGACGGCCCGACAGACAGCCCCCTGCGACATGCCCATCTCGTTCGCCAGATCACGGGTCTCAGCGCCAGCCCGGTAAGCATCGCGCAATTCCTTGACCTTGGCCTCAGTCAGCTTGGACGTACCGCAACGCTCTCCACGGTTGTGGGTCCCGTGCGCAAGCCGGTCGCGAACATTGCCGGCCGGCGTGTCCCAGCGGAGGTTGTCCAGCCGGTTGTCCAGCCGGACGCCGTTGTTGTGGCAGGCGACCTTGGCGGCACCAACGGGCTCACCGACGAACGCCCGCAGCATCAGCCGGTGAACGCGATGCACCCGAGCCCCACCGTTGTGGAGGTTCAAGCACAGGTAGCCAGCAGCATCGACGCACGTCTTCATGATGCGGCCGCTACGAAGCGACCTTA